CATATGGCCGAGAAAAAGGAGCAAGACGATGAGCAGTAAGACACCAGCATGGTCGTTCAGCCGGATCAAGGCGTTCGACACCTGCCCGAAACAGTTCTACCACACGTCGGTCCTCAAGGAGTTCCCATACGTCGAGACCGATGCGATGCGGTACGGCACAGAGTTCCACAAGGCGGCCGAGGACTTTATTGCTGACGGCACTCCTGTGCCGGAGCGGTTCGCATTCACGCAGCCTGTGCTCGATGCACTGGCAGCCAAGCCCGGCGATAAGCTGTGCGAATACAAGTTCGGCCTGACCGCCGCGTTGGAGCCGTGTGACTTCTTCGCCAAGGATGTTTGGTTCCGTGGCATTGTCGATCTGATTATCATCGACGGGGATACCGCGACGATCGTGGATTACAAGACAGGCAAGTCGGCACGCTACGCCGAAAAAGGTCAGCTGGAGCTGATGGCCTTGGCCATGTTCAAGCACTTCCCTGACCTGAAAGTGGTGCGTGGCGGGCTCGTGTTCGTCATTGCAAATGAAGCTGTGAAGGCGAAGTACGACCGCGACGGTGAAAGTGGGCTTTGGAAAAAGTGGCTTTCGGAGTATGCTAAGATGGAGAAAGCGTTCGAGGTGGATGTGTGGAACCCCCGCCCGAGCGGCCTCTGCAAACGACACTGCCCAGTAACGGAGTGTCCCCATAACGGACAAAATTGATGCCATACGTGAACAAACCACGACCCTATGCGAAAGAGTACCAGCAGCAAAAGGCGCGGGGCGAAGGTGCCGCGCGCCTTGAGCGGCAACGCGCCCGAGCAGCCTTCGACAAGAAGAACGGTAAGGCCGCACGTGCGGGAAAAGACATTGGCCACAAGAAACCGCTGGCGCGCGGTGGGTCGAACAGCGACGGATACCGCGTCGAGAACCGGAGCAATAACCGTGCAAAGGGTGGCGCACTAAGTAAACCACCCAAGAAAAAGTAATTATGCCCCGCGCATAACAGGAGACACCCGTGCAGATTATTGACAATAAAGCCCTGCAGTACAAACTGCGGAACCCCGCCCCTATCCTTGCAGCCATCCCAGAGAGTCGACTTATCGACGATAACACTGTCTTGGTTAAGTGGGACTTGCCACAGGTGCAGACCCTGCGCGCCCTCAACTACCCTGCCCCGTCGCCGATCATCGGCCGATATAAGTGGCCGGGCAAGTACAAACCGTTCGATCACCAGCGCACCACGGCAGAGTTTTTGACGCTGAACAAGCGTGCGTTCTGCTTTAACGAACAAGGGACGGGGAAAACGGGCAGTGCCATTTGGGCCGCGGACTTCCTCATGCAACGTGGGCTTGTGAAACGCGCGCTTGTCGTATGCCCGGTGTCGATCATGGACGCCGCATGGCGTGCCGACCTGTTTAACTTCGCGATGCACCGCAAGGTTGACATCGCCCATGGTGCGGCGGCAAAGCGACGCAAGATTATTGCGAGCGACGCCGAGTTCGTCATCATCAACTTCGACGGCCTGAAAGTGGTAGAGAAAGAGATCGCCGAGGGCGGGTTCGACCTTATCATCATCGACGAGGCCAGTGCATACCAGAACTCTCAGACGGCACGGTGGAAGACGTTACACCGATTGGTCACAGATGACACGTGGTTGTGGATGATGACCGGAACACCGGCAGCACAGGGGCCCGAGAACGCATTCGGCCTCGCCAAGCTGGTAAACCCCACAGGGGTACCGAAATTCTTCGGTAAGTTCCGCGACGAGGTCATGGTAAAAATCACGCCCTTCAAGTGGGCCCCGAAGAAGACTGCCACGGAGACAGTGCATCGCGTACTGCAACCGGCCATACGCTTCACTAAGGACGAGTGTCTCGACCTACCAGATCTTGTGTACGTTAAGCGACATGTTGAGCTGACCAAGCAGCAGCAGGCATTCTACGACCGCATCCGCAAGGACCGCACAATGCGGGCGGCTGGAGAAGATGTAACGGCAGTCAACGCTGCGGTGCTGATGACAAAGCTCCTGCAGGTATCGTGTGGCGCGGCATATACGGACGACAGCAACACCCTGCAGTTTGACATCTCGTCACGATACAAAGTCCTCAAGGAGGTCATCGACGAGACACCGAACAAAGTGCTGGTGTTTGTGCCATTCCAGAACACAATCGAGAGCCTGACAGCCAAACTGGTTGGCGACGGCATCACCGCCGAGATCATCAGCGGCAGCGTCAAGGTCGGCGACCGCACCGATATCTTCCGCAGGTTTCAGACGGCAACGGACCCCAAGGTTCTGGTGATCCAACCCCAAGCTGCGGCGCACGGTGTGACGCTGACAGCGGCCGATACTATTGTCTGGTGGGGCCCGACATCTTCACTTGAGACATACGCGCAGGCGAACGCGCGCATCCACAGATCAGGGCAAGTCAACAAATGCACGGTTGTGCAGCTTGAAGGTTCCCCTGTGGAGCGACGCTTTTACCAGCTTTTGGATGACAAGATCGACGTGCACTCAAAAATGATCGACTTGTACAATGGAACACTTGACTAGGTGTTCGAAACACGGTACTAACGCCGAAACAACACAAAACGGAGAGAGACATGACTGATACAGTAGACACATCTGTGGACCGCTTGACACGCATCTACATTAAGATCCGCGACGCGAAGGCCGCAGTGTCGGCCGAGTTCAAGGAGAAGGACAAGAAGTTGACCGACCAGATGAACGCGGTCAAGGCTCAACTCTTGGACTACTGCAAAGAGCAGAACGTCGAGAGCGTCCGCACATCCGAGGGGATGTTTTACCGCACAGTAAAGACGCGGTACTGGACGAGCGACTGGGCCGCAATGCACCAATTCGTTGTCGAGCACAGCATGCCAGAGTTCTTGGAGAAGCGTCTGAACCAGACTGCAGTCAAAGAGTTTCTGGAAGAAAACCCTGAAACCGTACCGCCGGGCCTGAATGTGGACTCGGAGTACATGATATCTGTGAGGAAAAAATGACAGGTAGTGACAAGTACGTTACAACAGCGGCTCTGGCAGCGCACTTCGGTGTATCGCCAGCGACGATTATCACCATGGTACGGGCGGGTGACATCCCTGCCGGAACTTACACGCGCATGGGCCGAGTGTTTCGCTTCGACCTAGCTCGCGTGGAAGCTGCACTCCTTGAGCGCGAGGAGAGCAAACCTGCCGACGCGCAGATGGAGTTTGACTTTAACCCCGACTCAGACGATGAATCTGAGCACTTTAAAATGGAGAATGACAATGAGTGACCTAGACATCTTTAAGGGCAACAGCCTTGTAAGTGGTGACTTGTTCAAGTCCTTGATGGACGACAACAAGAAAATGGCAGGTGGGAGCGGCGCTTCCGGCCGCCGGATCAGTATTCGCGGTAGCCGTTTCCGCATGGTTGTCGATGGCGAGCAGGTGTCTGTCAGCAAGAACAGCACGCTGAACATGGTGATCGTGGATGCTGCGTCTATTGGGCGTACGTACTACGAGGGTGCGTTCGACGCTGAAAACCCGTCTGCCCCTGTGTGCTGGTCTGGTGACACCCGCAAGCCAAGCGACGACGTGCCCGAAGACCAGCGCAAGGCTGCCACTTGCGGCGAGTGCCCGATGAACGTCAAAGGCTCCGGCCAAGGCGAGAGCCGTGCGTGCCGCTTCTCTCAGCGTCTCGCGGTTATGTTGGAAGGCGAGAACGATCAGGTATATCAGTTGCAGTTGCCCGCCACGTCTATTTTCGGTTCTGCCGAGGGCGCTGACATGGGACTGCAGGCTTACATCAAGTACCTCTCTGCCCACAACACTCCTGCCATTGCGGTCATGACCGAGATGCGCTTCGACGATGATGCGACAGCACCCAAGCTGTATTTCCGCCCTGTGCGCGCACTGGACGAAGAAGAGCTGAAGGCTGCCATCGCACTGCGTGACAGCGACGAGGCCAAGAAGGCCATCGAGTTCACCGTGGCCCAGACAGACGGCGTGCAGAAGAAGCCCGCTACCAAGAAGGAAGATCCCAAGGCAGAGAAGAAGCCAGCTGCCAAGAAGGAAGAGTCCGAGCAGGACGAGGTTGGTGAGCCGACCAAGGTCACGAAAGCCCCGAAGAAGGCTGAACCTGAGACCAAGTCGGCCGATGCCTTGGCGGATGTCCTTGCAGAATGGGACGACTGATCGCCTGAAAAAGCCGGCCACGGGGCGACCCGTGGCCGACCACAATAACAACAGGCGGCGACAATGGACACACAAGATTTTTTACAAGCTGTCCTTGGGGACAGCGGCCACTACTGCCTACTCAGCATATCCAGCGAGAGCCGGAAGTTCCGTAAGCAGAAGTTTTACCCGACAATCGCCCGTCTCATAGACGCGGCGTATATGGCAGATCAGAACGAGCACGATGTGTATTTCGGGCTCGCGACGTTCAAAGACCCGAGCATCGAAAAGCCCCGCAGCGCGGTAAACACACTGCAGCTGCGTGCTATGTTCATGGACCTCGACTGCGGGCCCGGCAAAGAGTTTGCCGATCAGCCTACGGCCATCGCCGAGCTGCGAGGCTTCTGCAAGGCGGCAGGTCTGCGCAAGCCTTATATGGTCAACAGCGGCCGCGGCGTCCACGTCTACTGGCCCCTGTCGGAGCCAGTGCCTACCGCGGAGTGGCGCCCTGTGGCAGAGGCTCTCAAGCGTGCCTGCGCTGTGCACGGACTTGAGGCAGACCCGACATGTACAAGTGACGCATCACGCATCTTGCGGGTACCGCTTACCCACAACTACAAGGGCAACCCCCCACTGCCCGTCAAGGTCATGCAGGGTGGCACGGTCACGCCGTACACCCTCGGAGAGTTTTCGGCGGCACTGACTGCGTTCGCCCCAGAGGCAGCGCCCAAGGCGTCCGTTGCACCGCTCCCGTTCTCTACGTTGATGACCGCTGACGAAGACCCGATGATGCAGCGCATGATGCGTAACAGGGTTACGAAGTTCAAAACTATCCTGACCAAGTCGGTCGAGGGACGAGGTTGCGCGCAGATCAAGCACGCGTTCGAGAACCAAGAAGACCTGAGTGAGCCGTTGTGGCGCGGTGCGCTGTCGATTTGTATGCCCTGCGAAGATGCGGCGCAGGGTGCGCATGCGATGTCGCGCAATCACCCAGAGTATTCCCGTGAGGACACCGTCGAGAAGATGGAGGGTATTGTCGGGCCACATAAGTGCAGCACGTTTGAAAGCCTGAACCCTGAAGGGTGTGAAGGCTGCCCCCTCAAGGGTAAGATCACGTCTCCGGTGCAAATCGGTGCCGAGATCGAAGCGGCCCCAGAAGATGAACCGGTGATCGTCGAGGAGATTTCGGTGGGTAGCGGGGCGCTGCAGGAGTATGCGATACCGCCATACCCTAAGCCTTATTTCCGCGGCAATCAGGGCGGAGTATACGTCAAAGACGTTGATGAGGCGGGCGATCCCGTCGACATGCCGGTGTATGAAAACGACTTATATTATGTGAGCCGGATCAGGGACCGCAGCTTGGGTGAGTGCATTGTCGGTCGCGTGCACCTGCCGATGGATGGCGTGAGGGAGTTTGTAATCCCCCTCGTAAACGCCACATCAAAGGAAGACCTACGGAAGGCGCTGTCGACACACGGCGTCTCTGCAATCGGAAGAGGATGGGATAGACTTATGGCCTACACAAATACATGGATACAAAACCTACAGACCACGACTGTTGCCGACGAGGCGCACTCGCAGTTCGGGTGGACGGACGACGAATTTACGTCGTTTGTCATCGGCGACCGCGAGATCACTGGAGACGATATCGGGTACAACCCGCCGTCGAGCGAGACCGCATGGGCATTCCCCGCGTTCGAGCCCGCGGGCACGCTTGAGGGTTGGGTTGAGGATGCGAACTTCTACGCACGCGACGGGCTCGAGCCCTACCAGTACATGATCTGCATGGCGCTCGCGTCACCACTCATGCGCTTTATGCCGGCTCACGCTGCGATCTTTGACATGTACAGTGACGGTTCCGGCCACGGCAAGACCACGACGCAGAAGGTCGCACTGTCGATCTTCGGTGATCCGGGTGAACTGCTCATCACGGCAAAGGACACGATGAACCACCGCTTGAACCGATTGGAGAATATGAAGGACATCGCTGTCCAGTTCGACGAGTTTACGGAGTTCCCCACAGACCAGATGTCGGACCTCATCTATCAGATCCACGGCGGTAGGCAGAAGGGGCGCATGTCATCTGGCGCGAACGCCGAGCGGTATCGTGGCGAGCCTTGGCACCTGACTGTTGGCACATCGTCAAACGCGAGCATGTTGTCAAAAGTGCGCACGATAAAAAGCGCACCCGACGCTGAGACACAGCGCGTCTTGGAGTACCACGTGCAGCCGCACAACTTCACGACCAAGGCCGAAACCGACGAGTTCGCGACCCGTATCGGCAAGAACCGCGGCCATGCGGTTGTCCCGTTCGTGCAGTATATCATTAACAATCGCGACACTGTCCGCGAGTTGCTGACCAGCGTGCAGCGTAAACTGGACAGCGAGCTTAACCTGATGGCGCAGAACCGCTTCTGGTCAATCAGTGCCACGGTCACGATCACCGCACTTATCATTGCGCGCGAGCTAGGCTTGTTGGACTACGACATCCCAAAGCTGCACAAGTTTGCGGTAGACCTGATCGACAGCAACCGCAGGGCGGCCGTCGAGGCTACGGCGACGATCGAGACCAACGTAAACAACTATGTGAACGACAACTACGGCAGCATCCTCTGGATCAAGAGCACCGAAGACAATCGCGGCATGAACAGCGGTCTGGGCAACAATGGCAATGGTCTGGACTCTCTTGTTGTGCCGGAACAGCAGCCCAAGGTCCGGTTTGTTGCCCGCTACGAGACAGACACCAAGTATCTATTCCTCGTGCCGAAACCGTTGCGTGCGTGGTGTGCGAAGAACCGGATCAACTACGACTCCTTTGTGAAAGAGGGCATGGCAAAGTTGAACGGCCGCAAGGCCAAGGTGCGCCTCAGCAAGGGTACCAAGATGAACCTGCCACCGACAGATGTCATTATCCTTGAGTGTGCGCAGATGGAACTCCCAGAGGGCCCTGAAGATGGCGGTTCTGAAACTTGACGACCTCGACCCCGACGGCGTCCCGATCTTTATTGATTGGGACGCGATGCGGGTTTCTGCTTCGGTATTCATCCCCTGCATGAATACCAGTTCTGCCATTAAGCAATGTGGCAGGGTATTTGCGCGGCGCGGGTGGCAAATGCGGGTTGTTATATGCGAGGAACGCAACATTTTGGGGGTTCGCATCTGGCGAACCGCATGATATAGACGGAGCCGACAGGGTGTCTACTGTCTTTCTCCGCCAAACTGGCCCCCACTTCGGTGGGGGCCTTTTTTATTCCCAGATGGTTGCTGGTCCGTATTGGCTCGCAAGCTCCATGGTGCGACGGATGTTCTGGTCGCTGAGGTTGACGCCGTGGTGCATACGATCCGTTGTCTTCATGTTGGCTGTTAGCGACGCTTCTTTGGTCTTGGGAGTGATCTCCGCATCGCCGGGGTGACGCCGGTTAAACTCTGCGATCTCCTGCTCGACCTCGCGGAACGTGGTCCTGTCCCCCGAACTGAACGCCTGATACCGCATGGACAGCAACTTTGAGCGCTCTTGGCGGATCGCGTTGTCGATGCGTGACAGGGCAGCGTTCTGGTCCAGCTGACGGGCGTATGCTGCAGGCATAAAACCAACGGCCTGAGCGAGGACACTTGCAGGACTTATGTCGTCAATGATGAGGTCGCCGCGCCGGGTGCGGATACCCTCTTGGCTGTACCGTGCTGCACGGAACAAGTTGGCGACCGCCGACGGCATGAGCGCCTCAGTGCCGCGCTGGATGTCACCTGCGGCAAACAGCTCTGGGACGCGCGTCATGTACTTGTTGGTCAGGCCAACAACGGGGCCACCTACACCCTCGATCAAGCGCCATAGCGGTGGTTGGCCTTCCGAGTTCAAACCTGCACGGTAGAACGGCGCACCGAGGCCGATCCGTTCAGACACACGCACGCCCGAGAGGTAATCAAGCAGGCCATAGGCGCCGTATTCGCCGATGGCGGTCCGCGTCATTGTCTTGAAGTCTTCTTCATCGTCGTCTGCGAACGCGTCATAGATCCAGCCCAGCTGCTGCACGAGGGGTAGACCGAGAGCACCCGACAACGTAGCAAGCACACCCATCATGCCACCTAGCTGCAGGCGCGCGATACGGACGTCCTCGCGGGCTGCGGCGCGCTCCGACTCTGGCATGGCTGCAATCTGCGCTTTGGTTGGCAAGGAGCGCGTCATCGTCTGATACAGCAGGTTGTACATGGACAGGGAGTGGCGCTTATAGAGCATCAAGATATTACCGAGGTCCGACTGGGCCGCTTGGGTCGACGCGGCTGCATACATTGGGCCGTTTGTCTTCTCTGCCACGTTCATGGCTTCCTTGGCAGCCTCTTGGTACTGGGCGTCTGTGAACCGCAGTGAACCGTCTTCGAGTTTCTTGGCGACCTGCTTGAGAGAGAAGTCCCCCATATTGTTGTCTTTTGCGAGTTTCTGCAGTGCCAGATGGTACTTCGCAATACCTGTGACCTCGCGTGTTCCCCGCTCCAACGTGCTCTGCATAACGCCGGACGCTGCGATCACTTTCTTGGCAGTCGCGAAGCGGCCGGTCACGTTCTCACCGGCGGTGAGGTCTTGAAGGAGGGACCGACCAAACAAGCCGTTTATGCGGCCTGCGTCTTGGAACGCCTTCATATATCCGAACTTGCTGTTGGGGTCGCTCGTGTCGAGGTTGTCCACGCTTATATCGAAGAAGAAGCCCTTCTTCTGAAAGCCCTCTGTTTGCCCTTCGGACGTGATACGTTCTGCGCTCAGCATGGTGCCGGAACCCATGAGCATACGGCCCGCATGACCAAGCGCCTGCATGGTAGACTTCACGCCGTGGATGGGCGCCATGTTGGTGAACGCATAGATCGGCAGCGACGTCAACACGAGGAGCGCTGACGACACGTTTGCGGCAAGAGTCATGGCCCACGCACCTGTGGTTAGCGTCTGCGCAAGCTCGCCTTGCCTACGGAACGCCGATGACGCGTAGCTCGTGAGCGCATCATAGTAGACCCGCGCCTCTTCCACGTCCTGACCGCGTTTTATCGGGTCGGTCCATGCGGCCCCAGCGAAGTCCTGATACTCTTTTGTCAGCTCTTGCTTGGCCTTGGCGAATTTAGCGCCATATTCGATGTCCACGATATTGCCTGCGAGGCGCAGGGTGTTGTCACGGATGTTTGCGAGTGTGTCGCCGGGAGTGAGCTCCTGCTCCAACGGCGTGATGTCCCCGACGAAACCTCGAGTACCCTTCCGTGCGCGGAACATCTGCATGAACGACGACTCAGGTGCGGTGTCGAGAACCATCTCGATGATGGAGTCGCGAACGGAGCTGTCCAACCCTGCAGCATCAATAGAAGAGAGGAGGCGACCCACCATCTGATCCGACATCTTCTCACGCTTGCGGGCATCTGCCTGCTGGTAGGGCGTGATGGTTTTCAGGTCGATCTGAAACGCGGGAGGCTGGCTCTGCAGGAGGCGGATGGCGATGTCTCGTTGGCGAGACGTCTGGAAGGAGTGTGTGAAATACTGCACGTCAGGTTTCGGCCCGATCAGATCCCCATCCTCGTCGAGTTGGACCTTCTTGGGGTCCGCACCGTAATAAGACAGCGCATAGTCACCGGTCCGGCTCAGGGTCTGGTATGGCGTGACACCTGTGCCGTTGAACACCTTGTCGTAGATCTTGCCATAGATACGTTCTTGGAGTGCGCGGTCCTGCGGTAGCAACGCTTCGAGGCGCGACTTCAGGGCCACCGCAAGGTTCTTTGTCAACGCCTCGGGAATCGCGAATAGCGTGTCCATGGCCTTGCGCCCTGCGGGACCGAGGCTGTTATACCCGCGCATGACTTCATCGAATGCGTTGAGCTGGTCCGGGTCTTGGGCAAAGTCTACGGATGCTTCGGAGTGGCCGGGGATGCCTGCACGATCATGCTGCCGCATAGCGGCGTTTAACTCGTCGCGGGTCTTGTATCGAGACGATACTTCTGTGACCACCTCGCCCGATGCAGGGTCGATGCGGTCGTACTTGTACGAAAAACCTTCGTAGTCGGAGCGCTTCTTGCGCGGGTCCGCACCGAAACGTGTCGCCGTAAAGCGCACATCGTTGAAGGTGTCAATCTTCTCGAGATTTGTCTTGATCCACTCGTTCACAGGCGCAAGGGAGTCCACCACTTTGTCGAGGATGTTGCGCTTGGCCGTTTTGTGCTCATTGACAAGTTCCGGTATGGTGCGTGCAGTGTCTGGGAAGTACCGCTTTGCCGCATCGCCGATATAATCGAGCGGCATGGAGAGCCAGATCATGTTCTCTTTGAACTTGGAGTTTACGCGGCGGTCACGGAGGACGTTGCGCACCTCCTGCATGTCTGCAGGTGTGGCTTCCTTCACGCGGTCCTTGAACTCGTTCAATATCTTGCGTGCGCCCAGAGGGCGGAATGAAGACCCCATAATGTCGCCCGCGCCACGATCGGCGGGGTTCGCTGCGATGACGGTGTCCAGCGCACGGTCGATAACGTCGGTGGCCGAACCGAGCGGTTTGGAGTCCATGCCGAGAAGACGACGTAAGAAGTTTTTGATGCGGTTTGTGAACATCTCCCATGCGGAGAACTTGGCGCCGTCGGGGTTGAGGCGGGACATCTCGCGACGGAACTCGGGGTTGGTAAGCCCCTCGGCGATGAACTCCTGCAGGTTCTCGGCACCGTTGAAGCCCGGCGGGGTGTGCGGCACGATCTTTGACATCAACGTCATGAGCTGACGCGTCAGCGGGTGGGACGGGTTGCGTGTAACGCGATCAAGAACTGCGTGGGAAGCCTCATGCAGCAGGGTCGTCGCGTCGAGCCCAGAGGTCTCGTTGAGGAGGACCGAGCCGCCGTATTGCTGCGCTATATCTATGGCCTCGTCGCGGCCTTGGCGACGCGCATCGGCGATAGCTTCTGGCGTCATCGTCGGGATGTAGACGCCCATCGCGGCACCGCGTGGGTCTGGCGTGCGGCCCGGTCGCATAGCTGCTTCGATCCGTGCCATCGTGGCTTCTGGTACGAGCTGAACTTCTGTATCGCCCAGCATACTACGCATCTTGTCCGCGAGGCGACCCGCGTACTTGTCCGATGCGGTGATCCGCAGGTTGCGCAGTGCACCCATCAGGTTGCCTTCGCGCAGGTACTGTACGACGCGAGGGTGCAGGGGTGGGCCATTCTCGGCGCGTGCGCGAAAATCGCCCATGCTGTCGTCGATATAGCTGAGGTCTTCCTGCGCTAAGCCGAAATCTGCCGCAAAGTCGTCGTCATAGATAGACTCACCCGGGTCGGTGATTGACTCGCGGTACGCGCGCTCGGCTTCTCGTTGTGCCTTGCGTTTCTTTTCCTTCTCGTCGGCCTTAGCAAGGGCGGCGGCGTAGTCCCGTGGGCGGTGCAGCTTTGTTGCGTCGTTCATGGCCACAATGGTCTCTGGGCTCAGGTTTCTCCCTGCCCATGCGGCAGCTCGCTTCGCTGGCTCTGTACCAGTGTCGGTGTAGACCTCGAGGTCTACCTTTAACTGCTTACTCATGAGTTCGCCGCCGAGGATGGATTCGGCGCTTCTGAATTTGGGTACCGAGCTCTCGCCGAGTGCTGCCAGATCGCTCGCGATCGCATGCAGGGCTGTGCCAACGTCAGGGTAATTCTTGAAGTAGGCGTAGGCGTAGTATTGGTTGGACACCTTACCTTTTGTTTTCTTCGGGGGGTTCTCGAGCAGCTTTAGGACGGCGGTCTTATCTTTGGCCGTCGTCGGCATGGTCTCGGCAGTGTCCGTCAGCGACTGCGTTTGTGCACGCAGCTCGGGCGAAGCGGTAGCCGTGAACCGCTCAGCAATGCGGTTTTCCAGCGCGCGGTTTACTGCGGGGTCTTCGGGTACACGTGCGACTGCTCGCCGAGTGGGTTGTGGTGTTGGGCGCACAGCGGGCGCAACCGGTGCAGGGATGGTCTGCCCTGCAGTTCCGAGTTCTGCGCCGGGGGTTGCGCCCGCCATCTGCGGCGTCGGTGCAGTAGGAGGAGTTGCCGTAGTGTCCCGTAGTGTCTCGCGGCGCTGAGCGATTTCAGCGTCTTCGACGAGCACCGAGGCAGGGGTGGAGATGCCCCGTTCGTACGCATTGCGCACTGTGGCGGCATAATCCTGATCGCTTGTCGGTGGTTTGGGCGCCGCCTCTGACGCTGCCTCAAACTCAAATTCTGGTTGAGTCGGAGACGCTGCAGTCGCCTCCGACTCCACTGTCGCGGCGGGAGGGGAGGGCTCCTTTGGCGACGGTGTTGGTTGTGTGGCAGGCTCTGCGGGCTGCTGACCAACCCAAGGACCGTTTTCTTCGGGCTGTACATCTACAACTGTTACTGACCCATCGGGATTGTCAACGACGAGTTGGCGCGAGTCAGCTTTTGCTGCGTCGATAGCTTCCTTACGAGTGTATGTAGGGGGTTTCCCTTGCCTCAAGAGGTCGGCAACACGTTGGAGTGAGGCCTCCCGTACACCACTGCCCAAAAGGCTAAAGGCACTTTCTACATCTCGAGCTGACCTCGATGATATACTCTCAGGTGCGGGCTCCGCTACCGCATCTTCTTCAACTACTGCATCTGGGTCGGCGACGGGGCCAAGGTCAATCTCACCCTGTGCCGCGCCTTTGGCTGCGTCGGCTTTGGCCGCGGGAGTGGCTCCGGCGCGTTCTGCTGCTTCCGCTGCACGCGCCGCATCAGCCTCAGCAGCAGCAAGTTCAAATGCGTCGGCCTCAGATAGCGTCGGTTCTTGTGCCGGTATGGGTGCAGGTTGCGACTCAGCCTTCCGCAGTTCCCCAATAAACTGTCGCGTACGTTGCGACGCAGCCCGAAGGTCAGGGCGACCGTCAAAGTCTGCGGCATCGACAAATGACTGCAGTTGCTTGATTGCGTCAGCACGTGAAAGAGCCCCCTCCGCAAACCGCCGGTACGTACGTGCGGCTTCGGGGATACCGAGAGCCTTTAGCGTTTCCGTGGTAATCGGCTGCGCAGGGTCAGGTAGTGGACCAAGGTCTACGGGGTCGGCGACAACCTCCGCATCTTCTACGCTGTCAGGGTCAAACGGCGGTTTTGGTGCCGGCGGTGGAGGTGTGCGCCCCTGTGCCGACGCTCGGTATGCATTTACGGCCGCGTCGATTTCTGCCTGCGTGGCGTCGCCGGGCAAGATTATCTTTTTCCCGTCGCTGAGGCTAACCTGCGTTTCGTTTAGGCCGCGGCTGGTGATCCGCGTGGTGCCGACTATTGTGGCATTGCCTGCGTCTGGGCCGGGTCGCTGCCCCACAGGATCATCGTCAAACTGACCGCTTTCGGCTTCGGATGGCGGGGGGAGCTGCAGCTGCTCGTCTTCTTCTGCCGTACGGCGTCGGCTTCCAAGTGCGCCGACCCCACCAAATACGCCACCCAATGTACCGCCGGCAACGCCAGCGTCGAGGTATTCGCGATAGGCATCTTCGGAGTCGAGGTCGAGCCCTGCCTGCCTGCGTTCGAGCACCTGCTGCCCCACCTCAGTGGCGGCTTCCGCAGGGATGTTCGTGAGCAGCGCACGGCCAAGACCTTTACCCGCCTGCCCCACAAGCAACACGTTGGACGCGGCTTCAAGTGCGGTTTGACCGATCGCAGTGAGTGCGGCCTCTGGGACGTCCACAGCGGCGAGATTGCCGGCAGCGACTTCACCTTCTTGTCGCTGGATGTTGGAACCAAACAACTGCGGGTAGGAAACTAATATCGTACCGAGACCTGCGGCCACGGGGGCAGACGCCCCAGCCAACATACCTGCGCCGGTCGCGGCAACGGTGCCGCTAATCAGCGGCAGTTGCTCACCGATCAGCTCGCCGACATAGGTCAGACCGGAAGATAGTCCGCGCACGTCGCGGAAGTCTGAGGACTCCATAACACTTGGGTTAGTGGCGAGAGTGGCTCGTTGGCGGTCGCGGGCGGCATCTTTTAGGTAGTCGCTGACACCCTCAAGCCCGGCAGCGCCGGCAGCGCTCCCTAATGCAGACTGAAACTGTGGGATGCCGCGCTCGAGACCGCGACCAATAGCGGTGCCGGCCTCCGGGTCATAGGGGATTTGCATCCCTGTTGTACCCTCAAACTCCTGCTTGTACGCCATCTCGTCGCGCTGCAGAATACCCTGCATACGCTGCATCTCTGTGGGCGACGGCTGGTCCCCAGCGATCGTGAAGCGGTAATTCTTACCGCTGAGAAATCCGGGGATCGTATATTCGCCCATGGTGGCCTCTATATGTTAGTCGCTGACATCATACCCGACGTTGCCACCACCCGCAACAACTCCGCCCGTGGCCGGTAAGCCCGCCCCGAAGCGCACGATGTTGTCGCGCTGCAGCTTTAGTGTCGCGAGTTTGTCGCGGATTGTGTTTGCTGCCCCGACTAAGTTCTCGTCAGGGGAACCGAACCACGGCTCAGAGGCCGCGGCGTCATCCTCGGCGTTCAGCAGCGCCTGCTCGAGCCGCGAAATGTCGTCGTTCAGTGGGTCCAGAGCACGCGCCTGCGCGGCAGACAGGCCAAACCTCGGAGCAGCTTCTGCGGCTGCGCCACCACGTCCAGCAGTTCGTGCGGCCAGCGTGGCGCGGGCCAAGGCCATCTTGTCAGCGGCTTCCTTTCGACCGAGGAAATCTTGGCGTGCTTGACTTAGCGCGTCGAGGCCGACCTGCCCAGCTTCACCGACTGCTTGCCCAAATGTAGGGGCCCGCGATGATGCCAAGGCCGCACCGAAGCGCGCCAGTGCAAGCCACTTATCCTGCTGCAGCATGCGATCTTCGTTTGTCTGCGGTGGAGGTACAGGCATTCCGCCAACTGTCGCGCCGCTTGTGGTACTGCCCGCAGGGCCTGTTGGTGCCTGCGGTGTGAGAACTTCTGGGGCGGGCGGTGCAGGTAGCAGCTCTTCGGGTGTCATGGTACCGAGGTCTTCAGCAGGTACGAGTGTAGCCATTTCTGGCGGTTCGGCCGTGCCGTAGTTCTCCGGATACTCATATCCCGCTATAGTCGGAGGGCCCGAAGTTAAAGCCTCTATGGCTCGATCTATAAACGCCGGACGGGGCCCTTGATATCCCACCCTCGGGTCGATGTACCCGTAGTTCGGGTCAGCGGGGGGTACTTGCGGTTGGTCTCCACCCATACGGCGGTCCATGGCCATATCTGCAACACGTTCGGTGCGCGGGCGAAGCCCTTCGGTAAGGTCCCCCATCGGCAGGGAGCTGAGGAATTGATCTAGGGGTGCCGCAGACATACCATCGCTGACGTCGATAACATCGCCCCGTTCCGGGGCTGCTTGCTCTGGTGGTCCGCGACGCGCTCCGATCTCGGCAGCGCGCTCCGCTGCCCGGACCCGCGCGGCCGCATCTGCGATGCCTGTAATCCCCGCAGGTGTTTCTGGGCGCGGCGTAAAGTCAGATGCGCCGGCACCACGCTGCCCCTGCAAAAGTCGGTCAGGGACGTTAAACTCTACGGGACCAACACCGAGGGCACGTCCGGCCATCGGGCCTTCGATCATCTGGTCCATCGTCTGTGGACCAAGCTCAGGCGGGGCCTCGGGGTCTCCATTCAAGATCGCTTGAATAAACGCGTCCGTCTCCATGCCGGCACTTCGCGCTTGGCGGTCCAGCAGAGTGAGGTCTTCTGGCGTGGCACGCCCCTCGATAGCTTTTGCAGCGTAAAATTCAGTAAGGTCGCGCTCTGGGGGCGTATACTGCGCATCAGAGCCCATCCGGCGGTCCATAGCCATATCGCGAGCGGCGCCACTATAGTAATCGCTCACATTCCGACTGATACCTGCTAGGCCGCCGTTTCTAAAGTTAATTAGCCCTTTTGAGCGGTCTCTCGCATAAGTTTCTGCGTCCTCTACGGTGTCAAACAACGGGAAGGTTTCACCTGTGATTGGATCAACAGGGCCATTCTTTTGCACGTAATCAAAGACCTCATCTTCAGAAAGGACGTTACCGGATTCATCCACAGATGGGAAAGTGAGCCACTTACCGTCGAACGGAAATGTGACGGTTTTCTCAGAATAATACGAGCCGTCTGGATTCGCATAGAGCGGGCGTCCTACCCGTGAAGTGAGGCCGCCCTCCTGCATGGTCTGCACGGGTGCAGCACCTTGCGTGGCGACGCCCGCTTGTGGTGTCATCATGCCGGTGTTCTGTGTCATATCTGTCTGCGGCGCCAAGCTGCGAGCCATATCGGCGATGCCGCCTTGGGGCACACCTGCAGCATTAACTGTGTCTTGGGCAACAGTGCTTGTGGGCGGACCTTTGTCGAGCGCAGCCGCATTCTCCATACGCGTACGTCGCTGCAGCTCGGTCATCACCAGAAATGGCGGCGCACTGCCCGACGGAGATTGCATCTCGCTAAGCAGTTGATCCTTGGAGAAGTCCTTGAGCTGCTCCTGCAGCTGAAATAAGTTCATCATCCTTGCAACCCCTTATACGCGCCGATTGCCTGTAGGCCCGTCCCGAGAATTTCACGTCCGGTATTTGCCGGAGCGTATGTGGTCTGTGTCTGCGAAGTTTCGATCGGCACACCCTGTAGGATAGAAGACATGCCCTGTAGCTGCTGCATCGGGAACGCCTGCTGCCGCAAAAAGTCTTGATACCCGATATCGAGCCCCGCCTGCCTGCGCGCTTCGTCGGTCTGGCCGAGAGCTTCTAGCATCTGCGCACCCTGAATATCGGCGCCACGTGCGGCCTCCCCGAGCCCCACCATCTGCATGGCTTGGTCGCTACTGAACCCAAGGGCTGCCAGCCGATCCTGCATAGCGCGTGCGTCTTCGGCTGCTTGCGCACCCTGCACTCGCCCTGCTTCGGAAGCGCCAAGTTCTTGGGCCCGGGCCCGCTCTGCAAGCTGTGCTTCTTCGCGCCCCATCTGCGCGGCGCGGTCTGCACCAAACATAGACTGGGCATCAGTATAAGCACTCTGCATGCCGCCGGCGTAGGTGTCACCCATTTGGCGCTGCAGCGCTTCTTCGGCCATGGCCTGTTCTACGCCTGACCGTGATCCGCCGAACGCCCCAGCTTGGACTGCCTGCGTATCTCTTGCACCTTGTCCGATGTCGAACTGACGTCGCTGTTCGGCCATCTGCCGACTCAGCACGTTCTGGATATAGGGAGACATATATTGTTGTGCCGCTTGCGGTGTAAACATCTGCGCGTCGCTCAACTGACCGCCGCTCGTATCCACTCCGGAGAACTGATATGGTTGCTGCTCTGCGGCCACCTGCTGCCCTGCAGCGATGTTACCCCTCGACACATCCATAGCTTCGCCGAGTCCGGCAATGCCAGATCCGGCTATACCGCGCGCCATGTCGGCAGATCGCAATTGATCCGCACCGGCTTCAGCGATTCGCTGCCCGCCGTAACCCTCATACGCGGCCATCGGGTTATAGATAGCCTCGGCATCTTTCAGGAGTCGACCGTAGTATGGTTTTGACTGCCCTGTAATGCGTGTGCTTGTGACTGTTTGGTCTACCGGTTCGGTAGGTGCACTGCTTCCGCCGCCCATCATAGCGTGGACTCCCTATATTCATCCAAGGATTCGTGCAGGAAGAACTCTCGCACCGCCAAGCTGACCGACCGCATATAATCCCGCCCGCGCACCAACTGAATGGAGTGTAGCAGAATTTCGAGCGTGAGGTCTCGCAGTACGTAGGCCCGACTTACCTGAGTATCGGTACCTTTTTCTAGTTGGTTTGCATCCAACCACGCATTTATAGCAACTGACATGATTGGCACAAGCTCGCTCTTGAACCGCGCGAAAAACGGGTTTACGTGCATGTCTATCAGTAATTTGTACATCATACCGACGATCCACTCGTCAGAGATGGGTTTGTCTTTGTCGATCAGATCGTCAAAAAACTCGCTCGCCTCGCCGATCATCTGTACATACTGCACAGCATAAGCATCGCCGAGCCACGCCATTAACTGCGCGTCCCGAGCCTGACGCCATGGTTGGCTGTCGAACGCATGCGTCATGCTGGCACCATTCCGCCCGCTGCAACTGCGGCAGGCTGCTCTGTTTTACCGGTACGTGCCTCACGGACACGACCCATCATACGGTCAAGTTCTGCAGCGCCAGCGTCAGTCGAGCCGTTGCCGAGCCCACTTACGACATCTGCAGGGATGACAAACTCCCCATCACTGAGAAGAACGTCTGAGCTGCCGTCGTCCATGCGAGCCGGGATCATGTCTGACATACCGTCGCCGGGGCCGCGTACTGGACCTTCGCCGCCTTGAGGCGCGCGACCTGACTGCACATCATCAACTAGCTTGCGGAGTGCTTCTTCACCGTAGGCCTGCACGAATGCTGCAAGGATCGGAGCCGCTTGTTCTTCTGGAATCTTACCCTGCACGGCTGCGATTGTACCTTCGACGATCGCTTTCTCGTTCATTGGTGGGGCTGCCTGTGGCGCGGATGCAGCGGCAATATCCGCCAGACCGCCACCTTGCATGGCTATTGGGGCTTGCCCTGTCGGTGTAAATGACACCATGCCGCCGTTGGCCATCTTAGCGGGGCCAAAATACTGGAACTCGGCGTCGTATCCCGGACGATATCCCTCTGGGGGCGTGTATCGCTCACGCTGCATAGGGGCAGATCTCGGGATGTATTCGTCTTCTTCTTCCGCAGCGAAGGGTATTCTAGGTTGGCTTGCGGCTGCACCATACGCGGCCCCCATACCGGCACCTGATAGGGCGCCTTTGTTGAGTCCTGCGCGAATCATTTCGCTAATGGGTACACCTGTTGGCGCAGTGCCCACAGACCCCATCCCGCTCGGGATGTTTTGGAGCATGCCGGATATTCCACCTGCAGCTGGAGTAGCGGCCGCTGCCCCGGGCAGCATCTGAGCGCCGGTCATGCCTGCTAGAGGGTTCGCACCCGCAGCGGTTGTCATACCTGTGGCCGAAGCGCCACCTTGACCTAACAGACCCTGCGCGGCTTCCCCGCCACCGAGAAACTTACCGGCGAGCCCGCCAGTAATCCCGGATAGAACACCTGCCTTGAGGCCCTTTTCGAGGTCTCCTGTCTGGATAGCAGTGCCGATACCTGAACCGAGCGCACCTGCAATGAGGGGGCTCATACCGCCGAGGATACCTGCACCGGCAGCTCCAGATCCAAGAAGGCTGAGAATGATGGGTAATACCATGGCGATTTCCTTTGTCGTGTTCCGCGGATTATAGCACGGGTATGTTGCGTTGTAACCCCGTAGGTTAAAGTTGGATTTGCGCCACTGATAGCAGCACCGCTGGCACGTCTGGGGCAAAAGCCAGTCCGGTTGTAGCTGTGAGGTTCACCGCGGTGTCAGTAGCGGCCCATTTGAGTTCGAAGTAGTCTCCCGCCAAAAGAGGCAAGAGGTAGGTTGCGGACAGGTTTCGCTGGTCGCCGTTTGCTTTTATGGTATAAACCCGTGTCGTATTCGTTACGTCTGTGCCGTTCTTGGATATCCAAAAGTACAGCGTTTTTGCCGACGCGCTAGACGACGTGAACTGCACCGACATATCTATTTGGTAGAAGCCTGCCTGCGTTACGCTAATCCGCGATGTCGGCGTGCCGATCGAGATACCGTTTGCCAAGAGTGTGCCTTGCAGTGTGATTGGTGTTGCCGTGTTTGCAGTGGCCAAAGTCTGGCTCGTCGTGGAGTCGAACGCGCCGTAGTCCAACCCGATAGGGATTGTTGGGCGTACCATGATTTCGCCTTCGGTAGCGTCCACCACGAGAACTGCAGCGACGACGATGACAGCCTGCGGAGCAGTCGGGCGTACTTTGGTAAATGCACCTGCGGTGCTGGGCGATGCGTAGATGATGTCCCCTGCGAGCCATGTCTCTCCGACGTCGGTCCCTGTCGTGTCGATATTTCGCACCTTGCCGTATATTGTGACTGGACCGGTGGCGCCATCGACCATCTCGAATGTCGTAACCCCAACGAAGTAAACCTCGAGCACGGAGCCGTCTGCGATGTACGGCGAAACCGTAATCTCGCCATTGACGCCGGCAAAGCCGACGACCGTGCCGTTCGGGATTGTGGACCCAGTGTCGTTCGTAACCCGCATGAAGGTTTCGAATCCAATCTGCTGTGTGACGCCGTTGAGATGCGTGAGGTCGATCGTGTCTTCGGCGCTGTTGTATGACAGCTGTCCTGTGTCGACGTTGTTGGCACTCGTGGTGAGCGTCAGAGACGTAGCCCTTTCGGGGCCCGGCACGCGAGACTGCTGCGCAAATAGCGAGAACGCCCGCGTCACTTCGGCGAGATACTGCTGCGAGTATTGCCCCGGCGGCGTTGGAAAGTACGGGATGTTGAGGTTCTGTGCCATAGTCTACCTCCGACCATCGGTGCGGATGTCGAGTCGCGGCACGCCGAGGCGCCAAGCCGTATTTGTCTGGTCCGACTCAACCCGCAACGCCATAGCCCGCCCGCGGATGCGGACAAACGTCTGCGTCGTAAACTGCTCGATCGGCACAGTAGCAGATCGTACTGTCGTCGTCGCATCATCGCCGAACAGCGCGCCACCCGGGAAGTTCTTGGCTTTCAGAGTAAACGTCGCAAGCGGTGTGCCTGTGGACTTACGGAATGTGATATCTGGCAACAACCGGCTGGCAAACATGAACTGATCGCCCTCGGCGATGTCGACAGCACTCGACTCTATAAATGCGTTGATGGCGATCGGGGGGTTAATACTGCCATCATTGAGGCCGAACTCATGGTAGAAGATGCAGCCTGTCGGGCATGTAGCCAGAGGATACGCGTAGGTGCCGCGATCAATCCATGCAGTGCGCGAGAGGCTGCCGTAATACCAGATATTCTGGGCGTAGTTGTACACTACATAGCGGTTGTTTTCGGCGCTGTCGGCTGATGGGTAGAACCACCAGACCTCGGAGAACGCAGCGTTGTGCCCAGCGGCAACTTTCTCAAGCTGTGCGATATTTATGTCAGAAAACACATAGTCTTTGACGAGGCAGTCCATCTGCTGCACTTGGCCGGCGTAGGCGTAGAACTCGCCCTTGCCCATCCAGAACACATTGTCGCCAGCAGCTACCGCAGCGTTTGGCCCGGCAATCGACACGTTGGTCGATATTTCGCTCAAGCCAAAGGTAAACGGCGCGCCGATAAACTGCATGGTGTGGGCAGAGATATCAGTCAGCACGAGGATCTGCTGCTTGGTCTGTACGGCCGTGACGATGCCACTGCCTGTGCCGATGCGCAGCTCGCCCGCTGTCGTCGTTTCCCGCGCGCGCCACTCCAGCACGTTCTCTTGGTCCGAGAAGCGGATGACCAGCGGGTCCTGCACTCCGGGGTCGAACTCGGGATCGCACCCGAAGGCAATAGTGTGCCGGTCGCGTTCGGAGACGAGAACGCGTCGCGCGACCGTAGGCGCAGCTTGTGACCCCCCGAGGTCCACGATGTTCACGCCACGGGACGAAGTGCCCAGCGAGGCGTCCCAGTAAAAGATACCACCGTCCCGCGCGCAGAAGATTAGGTTCTCGCCGAAGTTATCCTGCGACCAGATGCGTAGCTGCCCCGTCGTCACCGAGGTGTCTGAGCTCGAACCCCATGTGCCGCGCGACCATGGACCAGTTCCCCAGCCGGTACCGAACGTCACTGTGTCGAGGCCCGGGTTGATCTGGTACGCCGCAACCGTCAGGGTGCCGCCGTCGCCTGTGTCGGAGGCCGTGGCTGCAACGCCCACGTCGATCTCATACGAGTTCGTATCTATAACACGTGTGATCTGGTGCTCGGCGTTCAGGACATCGGCGGTAATATCGCCACCAAGACTAACTGCATCTGAGAACGTGATGAATGCGCTAAGACGTGCCCCGTGCAGCGTGTGGGACACCGCGATCGTCGTGGACCCCGTCGTGGCGGCAAAGGTCGTCGTACCTGCAGCGGTCGTCAGCCGGATCGGCGTGATATCTAGGGGCTGCCCGCCCTCGGCGATGTAGTATTTCAGGTTTGTCCCGAGGCTCAGCAGTTGTTTGCCTGTGAGCGTCACCCAAGGGTGCAAGGAGCGCGCCGTACCGAGGAACGTCTGGCTATTAAAACTCGACCACCCCCCGATAGTTTCGGGGTACGTCTCACGGAAACGGATCTTGTCGCCGTCCACCCAGCCGCCCTCGTTCGCGAACGGAGTGATCTCGCGATTGATGCCGGGACGGAACTTAAGTGGTGTGAGTGTCATGATGCTACTCCGGCGCTACGGGCCAGTTAATGTCCATGGGGAAACCCGCTTGGCTTGGCACATCCCGCAAAGCCTGCCGATAGGTGGCCCATGCAGCTTGGTCTACAGGCGCGTCTGCTATTTGCGTCCAGTCGGACTGGCTTAGGAGGGCGTCGCGTTTGGTGCGAGCTTGGGTGGCTAACTCGGTGGGAGTTTTATCGCCTATAGTCCAACCCCAAACATAAGTCCCATCACCTTGAACTGTAGGCTGCTCGTCACGCTTGGCAACTTGTCCTTCGTTGACGTTCGGTTTTTCCGTTTGGGTCACGGGAAACACGCCCAGTGCGGCCAAGGTCGAAGGGCTTGGCTCTTTCGGGAAAGAGGTGTTTGGGTTGTCTTTACGAAGTTGGCGGAACGTATAACGCTCGGCATTACCGTCTGCAATTTTAATGTACATCAGCAGTTATCCTTTTTCAACTTCACAGCACCAGACCAATCGAGTGATAGTGCCTGTGTACGATATGTGAGTACCTTGCGAGAAACTTGACAGCGCATGGTCCTCTTTGTAAGCCAACCCCGAAAGATCAATCCAATCATCAAACGGCCCAGACACACCGTCTACGTTTCGATTTTGAATACCATAGTGACCACCCACAAGCGCGTTCCCGTTTCCTGCTGTAAGGCCAGAGAGCGCTGGGAATACTGGGTCTGCCGTTCCAGTCTGAGACGTGTCAACTTTCACAGAAGAATTTGGTACACTTACAGCGTTTCTCAAAATTAACCCTTCGCCGTAGTCAAGGGCGGTACTGAAGCTGAGGTGGGATATTACGTTGTACGTGTCAATATAATACTGCAACCGAAAGCACCTATCAAAAGAACTACCGTATGGGGAGTCGAAAGTACCGGTTATGATGTTTGTAAACCCAGAAAGTAGAGCAGGCACACTTTTGCTGTTATCCCCCAAAACCACTAAGAGCATGTCCCCCGCGTTGTGCGCTGGGACTGACATCGTTCCTGACCTAGACGTTGACGTCATCTGATTTATCACCCGCACCGGGGCGGAGGTACTTGCTGCCCCTACTCCTTTATGTCGAGTTGCCATACTAACCGCCATCCCCTGTGCGACGACCGTAGAGCGTCGAGCCTACTTTCTGGACCAACACAGGTGTGACAGTTGTCAAGTTTAACGTGGGTGCGGACGCATCATCGGTCAACCAAGTGATCGTAGGCCAAATGATCGTGTAATCCGTGCCGTCTTGGATCAACAACTCGACAAACTCACCGTCAGCAAGACTATCAGTAGGGCTTGAATCACCACTCAGTGTCCACTCTTGGACTGTACCGTTTACTGGATTAATCGCAGGTGTCGTGCCTGTTGGCATTGTTCCTGTCTGCTCTGTGATGCTCCCAGTAAAAACAGGGGATGCGGACGACGCCTTAGCGTTAAGTTGCGTCTGAATTGCTGAGGTTACACCATCGACGTAGCTTAGGTCCGTCGTGAGCGGTACCCCATCCAGCAAATTCAGCTCCGCGGTTGAGGCCGTGATGCCGTCCAGCACAGCCAGCTCGGCGGCAGTCACGGCGCTCGCCGCTACTGCGCCGGACTCATCAGACACAAGCGCGCGGTCTGTCGTTACGTTAATGGTCGCTTGCTTAGCGTCGAGTTGTATCTGTAGGGGGCCGCTCACGCCAACGAGGTGGTTTATCTCATCAGTCGATGCAGTGACGCCGTCCAAGATGTTAAGGTCGTCTACAGTAGCTGTGATGCCGACGAGAGTGTTTAGCTCTGACGCAGATGCTGTGACGCCCGCCTGCGTCAGCGAGACGGTAAACGTAGCCGTCAGGTCTGCGACCGCTGCACCGATGCCTGCGCCGTTGGCGTAGACGATAGCGCCCGCGCCCGCAGGGATCGTGACGTCGCCGCCCGAGCCTTGGGTCATGATGACCGACTCGGCAGTCGTGTTGCGGATGAAGAAAATCTTTTCGGAATCGTTCGGCACGAACGTGACCGTGTTTGTGCCCGAGGGAGACCCACCGAAAACAACGAGCCCGTACTGCCCGTCAGACAAAACACCGTTGGCCGTAATGAGATCGTGCGTGGTTCCGGTCAGAGACACAGCGCCGACGCCGTTGGTCAGGCGGTCGACAATCTGCATGTTGAGGTTGACCACGTCACCCCAGACGCCGTCTTTCTCGCCGTCGTCCGGCAGCTCGATCCCGCCATTGTTCGTGAATGTACTTGGCATGATTCGTCCTTACGCTGCGATGGGAGTCCAGATGTCACCCGCGCCGGGGTTCACCTCAGTCCAGTCTGTTATATCAGGAGTATCGACGTCCGTCCAGTCGTTGCCGGGATCGGGTTTGATCGGCCCCCACACGATAACTTGGCCGGTGCGGCCTGTGGCGGATA